CAAAAATCAAAATCAATTCTTGTTTCACTGCGTCACCTCAAAGCCTTTTTCTGTGGCCGTAATCGTCTGGCCGTTAGGGAGGTTCGCCATATCACCGACACGCAAAACGTAATGCTGCGGCTCAGGTTCCATTGCCTCGATGCGTCGGCGATACCAAATTCCAAAAACTTGATGCCCTCCGTCTTTTGCTTGGCAGCTTGGCCCCCATTGGCCGGACACTCCAAGGCACTCATCGCCGGGCTTTGGTTCCTCATCGGGAAACTTTTCAAGCAACCTCCATTCCGGCCCCGGATCGGGCTTGTTCGCCCAATAGGAGGGCTCGCGGTACACTTGGCAGTACCGCCAAGGGCATCCAGTGCTGCTAATCCACTTGCAAACTTCTTCGGTCGAATCGTAACCCCCGAGAGAGTGATCGGACTCAAGCCACTGGCCTTTTTCCGAATCCCGAAACCTAGCCTCCACCGTCTCCCCTGCCATCACCCGCGCAACATCGTCAGCCGTTGCGGGCTGCCAAAATGCTTCGATTCTTTCAACGGTCATCTTTCTTCCCTCTCAGTTTACAAACCAAACAAAATGGACGGATCAGGGGCACGTTGCACCGTGAGCACCAATAAACACTAGTCTTTTCGTTGCTGCCGATCGCCCGTCGTGCTTGATGGTCTTTGATGCCATCGGGCAACAGCGGTATGGGCTCAACGGAATACGGCGTGAAATAATTGACCCGATCCAAATACCGCTTTGCCCTTCGCGGAATAGTCTCGGCAAGCTTTAGCAGGATCCTGATTTTGTCGATACCAAGATCGGTTAGCAGTTGGCACTTTGGGCATTTGTCCCGCTTTGCCGCCTCGAACGCATCGGTGCAAATCGAGCATCGTTTCGCCATTTGAAACCTCGATGATTTCATACAATGCGGGTTGCGACTTGCACCCTAGGAAAAAGTAAACACAACAACAAAGACAACAACAAGAAACACGAGAAACCATTCCATTATTCACCTCCATAACGCCGCCCCGAAGTGGGTTGGCAAAAGCCCCGAGAGGGATTTGAACCCTCGCCCGCTACCCGCTCGCCCAAAAAAGGCAAGCCAATAACGTGTTCCGCCGCAATAACTTCCGGGGCAAAAGGATCGGGCAGGATTGGCTACCTGCTTGGCGTGGGATACACGATGTTCCGACCACGCCGCCGATCCTGGTTCGCTATTCCGCTGGACCCTCGATCGCTGGTAGTTCGTTGCGGGTAAGCGCGACGCGATTCAAGGGCCTGGATTCTACGTCGATGATATCGCTCTCGACGTCAGCCGATAAAGCCCGTTGAGCATCGGTATCGTCGATTACGCACCATCCTCGGGCTATTGCGTAGTGCATCGCCGTTTTCATCGCTTGCGGGGTATACCATGCGTGCCAAGGGCTTGAGCCTTTAGACCAATCTCCCTTCGGGCTTTCGGCGTACTTGTACGAATCCGATACGTCTCGGCGTTCGTGAATAAGTTTCTTTGGAACCCATCCAGCATAAACAAGCGTCCCGGTATCGAGTCGCTTGACCAAGACCACAACGCCCCGCAATTCCAATTCGGTCGTTGGTGGGTTGTCCAGGTCCATCCACTTAATGACAACGTCCCCGGTCTCAGTTACCTCGATCTGATCGCTGTAGCTGATCGGGATCGCGACCATGTGCGCCCCCGCTCGATTCGCCAAGGCGTTAAGCCCTCGATGGGATAGCTGATACGTCAACTGCGGGTCTTCGCCCTGCCGGGGCCTCCTGGGAATCGCATAGGCCAAAGCGGTTGCCCCGGTCCCAGGATAGATCCCCGTAAGAGCCGAAATTGCGACTACCCGACCAATGCTTTCGACCGTGCAAAGGTCAAAGTCCTTCGGATCTCTAGCTGCCGCCCTGGATGCCGCCAATGCCGCTGAGACGCGCCCGGATGCCTCTTTGGCCCTTTCTTCACCGACCATGCTTTTGAGCATTGGGAAGCTAATTTCGTAGCATCGCTCGCGAAACGTAAGAACCTTCCTAGCCGCCTGAACCACCGCAACGGCCCCCGCTGCCTGCTTGCCCGATAGCGGGATCTCTACCGCTGGCTGTTTTCCCGTAGGGATCTCTACCGCCGTCGCTGGTTGGTCTGTTGTCGTTTTTGTCACCGTCATTCTCCTCTTGTCTTTACTTCGATCTCCGCTGCCATTCGTTGTGATCGGACCTTCCAATCACCTGATTGCTTTCGTTCGGCGTATTGCTCAATAAGCCGCATGTATTCTTCGCGCCCCTTGTTGATCGACTTTTCGCCAAGCCGGTAAACGTGGGAATCGTAGGGCTTTTTCGATCGCACCGCCCCGAACAAAAAATCAAATCGTTCGCCGTATCGTAGTTCCATCATGTCGACATACATCGCCTGTTGCCGATGGTAGCCAAGCTTGCCAGCCGACCAAGACCATTCGTATTCGCTTGGGTCTTGGGTCGACTTTAGGTCGACAATTACTTTCAACTCAGGACAAACAAAGTCTAGCTTGCACTTGAGGGGGATCGTAAAGCCGCCAACGGTCGCATGACCGAATGACTCAAACTCGAAAAACTTCTCGGCCCGGCTTGCCATTATCGCCGCAATCTCAGGGTGGGATTGAAAGGATTTGGCGATAGCGTGACCCTCGGCAAATTCCTCTTGGATGAGAATCGTTCGCCCTTCGCTAAGACTTGCCGACGCCTCAAGCCACGCCTTGAACTTCTTGGACTCCCTGCCGTAGACATTTTCGGTGGTCGGATTGATCGGCCCATCTAGGACCAAGTATTCCGCGCCGAACTTTTCAGGCTCCAAGGCTAGCATGTGAACCGCCGAACCAAGCCGCATCGCGTCGGTTTCTTCCGATTCCATTTTCTCGGCAGGGTCGGTAGTCACGTAAGTTTTGTAGAACGTCCAGGGGGATCGCTTCAAAAGCGATAGCATGGAATTTGAAACTGCGTCGATTTTGTAATAGTCACTCATGGCTAGTCCCCTTAAAGTTGACCAGCCTAAGCACCGATACCATCGACGCCGCCAAAGCAATCGGAACTGCAACCCACCAGGGAGCCGCTTGCAACACAAGCCAAAGAACCAAAACGAATGGCACGATAGCGCAGAGCGCGATCAGTACGAGCATAATCAGGAGGCCAAGATAGTTGGCTGGTAGTAGGATTTTTTTCATCGACTCACCCCCCTATCTTGATCGTCGCTTAGCCCCTCATCCAATTCGCTTGAGTGCATCGGCAACGGATTGACGCCCTCCGCCACCGGATCGGCAGACAGTCGCTCGATGAGTGCGTCGGCGTGATCAACCGCCCAATCAGCAATCAGACTTGTGGTACTACCATTGACTAGGTTGGAATTTGCCAGCATCCCCTGCATCGCCATCGCTGCGATCTGTCGACGGCTTGGCTTTTGTTGTGCGTCTTCGATGGCCCGAGCCGCTAGCGTGAAGATGTCTTCGCTAGTTGGGTTCATGTTACCAAGAGCATTCCATAGCCTTGCAAGCCCTGGCTTAAATTCCTCTGGCGTGCATTCAAAATCAAAGTTGTATTCATTCGCTCCCATAAATCACCTCAGCAAAAATCTGTAAAAGAATCGCAACAACTCCGCCGGCAAACAATGCTCGGCAGATCTCGACGGTATCAATCACGGTACGCCTCTTGCATCGCCATCGACTCAGGGGAAGCCTTGCGGGCTTTGTTCGCTCGATCCATCAGCCCCCATAAGGTGGCACCGCATCCGAAAGCAGAGCCGAGCGTAAAGCCGCCGACGAAAAAACAGAGTAGGAGGATTGTCATTATTTGAACTCCACATCGATAGCTTTTTTGAGCATCGCTTGCAAGCCCTTCGTCTTGAGTCGGTCAACCATCATGGACCACGCGCCGAGCGTTCGTTGGTTCGGGTATTTCCTGTCCATAATCCGAGCGACCTCCGCAGGGCCCCGACCCTCCGAATAATGCGAATCGACCTCGATCAGCTCATTGCGGGTATATCGCATGTTATTGCGTGCTGGCACCGCTGCCACCTTCGCCGCCTTGTCTTGCGCCAACCGCGTCGATACGCTTTCATGGGCCAGCGTAGCAACCGGCTCAAGTAGCTTTTTCGCCAACTCGACTTGATCGGCGTGACACCAGACCTGCGAAAGATTGCTAGCGGTAGCCGACACCGCTGGCCGATCCTCCCCCGTCTCGATCCAGTATTCCGCACAAAGCCGCTGCCACTCAGGGGGCCAGCCTTGGAAAATTTTTAACGCCTCGAATTTGTTCATCGTTTCAGTCTCCAAAAAGGTTAAGAACTTCCATTTCGATCCGCAATAACGCTGCATCTTCGGCATCGATGGGTCCGCAGTTGTCGACCCTCCACCGATGCTTGCTTGCGAGGTTCAAACCTGTCTCGAATCGCTCGGCCAGAACCTCAGCCGCCCTAACGCCCGGATCGACTTTTGGCGATACGAAAAAAATATCCATCATCGACGGCACCGGGTTGTCAAAAACCTCAAGTTGCCACCAAGCCGCATCGCCTACTGCAGCCGAGCCAGCTACGCTAGCCACGCTTGATGGCTGGTCGTAGCTGCACTTGGCCACCCGGCTCATCGTGTCCGGATCTCCATTAAGCCGCCGAGCCACAACTAGCAAATAAAACTCACGCATCTTTCCGCCCTCGCTTTCGTTTGACCGTTGGAGCTTTCGCAGGGTCGTATCGGACCGGACGCCCTCGCTTTCGTTCGCTGAGCTTCGCCCATGCTTTCGCCGGGTCGAGCTTGAGCACCCTAATGGCCCTATCAACTCCCGCAAGACCGTAGAACGCCGAAAGCTCAACGCCCTCGACCGATGCCGCATTGCGTATGAACTCTGCCCAATCGGCTGGTTGGGTTGTGTTTACGTTGACGGTGCTATTCGCCATTATCATCGCCTCCAATGCCAAGCATCCTGTATCCCTCTGCAAGCCTGTCCGATTCGGTGCGATTGTCTGGGGGCGTCCAGTCCTCGCCGCGAGCGTGTGCCGCGTCGATGGCCCTGAGTACCCTTGGATCGCACTTATGCCTTTCCATGCCACGCAGGCTGATCGCTGCCCCGCATATCGAGCAACCATCGCCGCCGCCTTTTTTCTTACTCATCGATCTTAACTCCAAAGGGGGTTCCGTCAGCGAAGGTCAAGAAACCAAAAGCCTGTTCCATCGTGAAAAACTGAACCATTCGACCTTGGGCGGTGTAGACGCCAAGCTCCGAGGTGCTGATGATCGAATCAAAGCCAAGCGAGTCCTGGTACTTAACCGGCTTACCCCAGTGAGGCAGATACTCTTCCGCATCCTTAAACTGTCGATACGCTGCGGGCTTCTCGATCTTGCGAAGCACAACAGCCCAGCCGCTGCTGCTTCGCTTGCTATCCCATTGCTCTATCGTTTTATCGTCCATCAGTCGCCATTCGCCGTGGTGGACCACTCCGATCCTTACCAACTCCCAGCCCTCCGGTACGCCCGGTATTTTGTCGCTCATTATTCGCCCTCCGCTAGTGTTGCTCTCAAGTGTTGGATTGCCGGGTCTTGTGCCTCAAGCCGCTGCCGCAGGAGCTTGCAGTAGATCGCCAGTGCGCTGGCATGGCTCTCTAGCTGTAAGATTTCCGCGAGCGTCATCGAGCCGATTAGTGGGATCTCGTCGCTTGCGTCACGGATCGCTAGAGCCGCCTGCCGGATGTCATCGAGTAGTTCGTCATCGGTTTTCTTCGACATCAGTAATCCCTCTCAGTTAAGTGTAGTTTTGCCAGTGTCCCGCGTGCCCAATTGGCCCGCGTCGAAGGTGTGTTTCGCGCCTCTGCCGTCTTGGCCTTGGCCTGTCGGCATGATCGGCATTGAGTGTCGAGCCCGTCCTTGGTCCGGTTGGATTTGCGGAACTCGCATAGGGGCTTGGTGGCCTGGCATTTGGTGCAAGGCTTCATGGGCTAGGCTTGCTCTTGCATCATCGATCGAAGTCGCTCGACTGCTTGGTAGATGGTCTCTTGCTTGCGGCTCCAGACTTTGACGTATTCGCCGTCTTCGTCTCGGATTACAATTTCGATCCTGCCGGATGTCGCATGGTGAATCTGCCAAAACTTGTACCGGAGCATAAAGCTAATGACCTGATCGCCGCTGGTTATTTTTTCCATCGTTCATCGTCTCCAAAAAAGTGTGAGTAAAAAGCCCCGGAGGGTTTCGCCGTTGTCGGCTAGCAGGGGCTCCCGATTCGAACGGATTGAACTGGTTTGGAGAGGCTTTCGCCCATCAGGTATCCAGCCTGATCCAGTCCGCAACTCCAAGTTGCCAAGCCCCCAAGTGGGTTAGCGTGCGGACAAGACAACTTGCCAAGCCATATCGCCAATCAACTCGGCAGACGCCCTTGGGCATCGAGCGGTTAGAACTTCGATTGCTGTGCGATGTGCGAGGCTTGCATCGGCAACGCCTACGGTCTTGACTTGCTTTTTTGCTGCGTTGAAATCTGCGGTTGTAACTTTCATCGTTCATCGTCTCCGGTTAGGTTTGCGTCGGTCGTCTCATTTGCTTCCGACGTGTGTATATTATCGCCACCCCAAACAAAGATCAACACCTTTACCGATAAAGATCTAGAAGTTTTTCCCAAAATAATCGTTTCGCCAACGAAAACGCAGGGAAAAAAGATTGTGGTTTTTTTGGCTAGGTGGCTAGGAACGCCCGAAACCCCTGGCTAAAAGCACCCTGGCAAGGTCGCTTGCGATTTCAGCAACCGCCTCTTCGGACAAGTCGGGCAATGCTGCGTGCAGGCATTCGTGAAGCGTGGTATCGAGGTCTTGCCCCTCGTCGAGCCCTGAGCGTATGCCGATCGTCCTGGGCTGGCCCCGGTCTCCCTCTAAGTCGCAATAGCCGAATTCATCGGGCCTTGTGTCGTCGCGGATTGTCCAGGTTTGTTTGCGGATAATGGCCTTCACTACGCACCCCTTATATCGCCCTGCTTGTTGATACGGAAATTCGCAACATTGAACGAGCCATCGTTGGCAACCTCAACGAAAGCCATACCGTGATTCCAACGATTTACGCGAGCATATTGGGGAGTGAGGTCGCAAAGGCAACCCGTCGACCAAACGAATGTTTCGCTGTGAAACATGTCGGTATCGGCGTGTCCGCTGGTTTGGTGCGAGTGGCCGACCAGGACGGTATGATGGGTCCGAAGGAACGCCCCTCTAGCCGGATTGACTGGGCTAAAAATCGATCGCCCTAGCTCATGCCCATGAAGAACCGGAAGCTTACCAAGCATAATCGGCAATTGATCGCCAATCATTTCGATTCCGAGCCGCTTGCACTGCGTCAATTCATCGAGCCGAACCGCTGCTAGGTCATAAATCTCAGGGGCGCGATTCCAAATAAAATGGTCCCATCGCTCCTCGTGATTGCCTTGCTTGTAGATTATGCGGGCCTTTGGGAATTGAGACCTAAGCCACTCAAGCCCCTCGATAACTAGCCGAAGTTCCTCGGAAAATCGCCTATGCTTCGGGTCACGTTGATGCCTTGAGACCTGATAAAAATCCGCGATGTCCCCATTGAGCAAAAGACAATCCGGCTTCATCGCTTTGAGTTTTGCCACTGCCGCGCCGAAAGCAATCTCGGAATGGTAGGGTATATGAACGTCGGACAGAATCCCGATTCGTTTGGCGTCAATCTGAACGGGTTTCCAGGCCTCTGCTAACGATGGGGGCATCTTCGGGACTTGCCCCGCCTTACCCTTGGGTCGCGATTGAGTCGCTTGGTTTCGATTCTTTTTTCCGAGAGCCCCGCGAATGTTGCGGATCATGCTCCTTGCGGTGTCGACCGTCGCGAAGGTCTCGGGCCTTTCCTGTTTTGCTCGCTTGGCTAGCCCAATGTTCGGCGCATCAGGAAACTTTTTACAAAGCTCTTCAAGGTACAATCGTCCCGCTGTTTTCGGTGGTGACCCCATCTGATTTTCTCCAGATTTTATAGGCTTCATCGATCGTGATTTCAGGCTTGCCAAGCTTCTCGTTGACTGCGTTGTGGAGCCGAACGCCCCATGCAAAGAATGCTTCGGGGGATGAGAAGTCGGGGGGCATCTCGGCTAGGATTTGCTGGTAGCCGTCCTTGCAGTCGCACCGCTGCGGGATGAGATACTGCCAGATGTCGAGCCATTGAGGATCGCAACCGCGATAGCTGTGGAGCTTGGCCCAGGCGAATTGACCCTGCTTGATTGTTCGCTCGATCCGCTTCGCGTTGACTTGCTCCTGGCTGATCGTTGGCGGTGGATCGCCCTGCATCGTAATCGTGAAGGATCTAGGCTGTGCTGGCTTGCCTGGAGTAAACGGCGTTCCATCCATGTTGATGTTTAGGCTAGATTGATTGTCCACGATGGAGCCCCTGTACAGACTGATTGACTTGAGAAACCCGAACACGTTTGGGTCCGAGTGTGGGCGGTAACTGATTGATTCCACTTTTGAGCGAACTTAGGCAAGCATCGGCCATCGGGCAGGCAGCATTCGCAATCGTCTAGGAAATCGCAGCAAGCCTCGTTGCAATTGCCAATAAAGCAATCCGACGTATCGAAATAGGGAGGCTCTGTTTCGCCCGCACCGCCTACGCTAATCGCACAACCGCAAGCCGATAAATCACCGAAGGGAAAGCCAACTCCCGGCCTGAAACAAGTCGCTTCATTCTCTGGGTTGATCTGAAAATCCAGGCAGTTGACCGAAAACGCCGTGCCTGGGCATTCATATTCGGGGGTCGCGCATATTGTTAAATTCGTAGTGCAGGATACCGCCGGGATGCAAGGGTCGTCGAAACATCCGTCAATATCTGTTACGTTTGGAGTTTGCCCTAGCCCATCATTGAAACAGTTTTCCGCTTCGGACTCGATAATTGGCCCGCCCGATGTCACTTCATCGGTGCAATAGCAAGGCTCGTTGAAAAAGCACCCTGTAAGGGCAGATGGGCTAGATGGTGAGTTAATACAGACCGAGCTTGCGTAGTTGTACGGTTCAAAGTTGCAAGAGCTTGCATCGCATCCGGGGATTTCGGTATTCGTAAATTCAATCGCCCCGGTCGGCATTTCGTCATAGTAGCGGACTCGATCAAAGCCGAACACACCTGAGTTTCGGCATAAGTTCGAGCCGCTAGACGATGGTGGGTTGGCTGGTACGTCGCTGCAAGTGATCGGACTGCCCGCCCCTATCGTGATTTCATAATCCGGGTTCACCTCAAAGCAGTCGGTATTGAGCATTGTCACCGTTTGGGATCCGCTCGTGAGCCCGTTTTGATAGATCGCCGTTTCGTATTCGTAATTAAACCGAGACCGGATAACGATTTTGCACCCGCTGGTTTGCCCCTCAACGCCCTCGCAGTCAACCTCTTCCTGGCTGATCCGAACAACGATACTTTTCGGCCTGCGCCAAACCGCCATGAAAGCGTTGTCGGTATACGCCGCCGTGCTTTGAGTCTCTGCTATTGGAGAGTAGCTGCCGCCGCAACAATAGTCCTCTGGAACGTCACTACAATCGCCGCCCAATGGCCCGTACTCGAACCCGCGATAGCTGCCCCTGGTTTGCCTTGTGTGGAGCGTTGTGCATTCCTGGAGCACTGAGCCTTCGTAAAGTAAAGAACTGCAACTTTTCGACCAACTCGGCGTTGTGTTTGGCGTGAATGTTTGCTCATAGCAACAACTGCCGCTCCAACCGCCGCCGGTGTAGCCGCTGATCGTGACGGTTGGCAAGTCCTCGATCGGTAGGCATTCACAAGTACAACAGCATCGACCTATACCGCCCATTAGCACAACTCCACTGCAAGCCACTTGGCATCGACGGGAAACAGCAAGACGCTAGCCGCCGAAGCAATCGCCACGCCCGTAGGATTCCATGCCGTATAGGTTATCGTCCCCGCTGTCCAGTTGCCGCTCGCGGGTTGCTTGGCTGTCACGGTCCCGCTGCTGTTGCCCGCGATCCCTGAGCCACCCGCCACCGCTAGCAATGGCGTCTCGCAAGCAATCACCTTTATCAGGTCGTCCTCTTGCTCGTCGTCACCGATGTAGGTAAACAGGCATCCCTTGGACAGGTCGAACGACGCGTCCACCGGCCCCATTCGCGTACCGGTCGAGTAGGTCGCCGAATCCTTCTTGGCTCGGAAGACTGGCCCCCATTGGGCGGTGCCAAGCCCGTTTGCCGCAACCTCCGCTGGCCCATTCAAAAGAAACGGCCCCATTACCGAAGCGGTGTAATCGATTGGCCGATCGACTTTGATGATCGACTGCCCATCGATGGTTTCCATGCCGACCTTTTGGATGCAACCATAAGCCGGTATCGTTTCAGTCGATGCGTTGCAAAAGTAAATCGGGTCAGGGGTCGATTGCCGGATCTCGATCGGCTTTGCCGCCCTTTCGCGCTCCCATGCGAACGAATTATCGCGAATCCGTTTCGCAAGGGCTGGACTGTAGTACCCGATATCCTTTTGAGCCACGCTTAGCCCCTGGTATCTGCGAGCAAGGATACTTTGTAGACCGCTGGGGTTACCGCCGTAGCTGTCGCGGTGTCGTTGCACGAAATCGACAGTCGGCATTCGAGCAATTGCCCTGGATCGACGCTAGCCGCATTGATCGTGAAGTCGAAATTGGCCGCTGTAAGGCTGTTCATCGACTGAGCCGCCGAAGTTACCAAATCCGCTGTTGGCGTGCCGCTTGACCCCACCACGGCCTCTAAATCGACCGTGCAAGCCGTCGAGGCTAGGGTAGTCTCCATCGCTGCCCGGATTCGGACTTGAATTGTTTCGCCGTCGTCATAATTCGGCGGTATTGGAATCGAAAAATAGGCCCTTCGCGTTGTGGCCCCTAGGTTCTTGCAATCCCCTGCCGTGATCCTCGCCGGATTGGTAAGCCAAGTGCCTGTAACTAGCCCTAGATCGTCGCTAGCTGCCGATGCGGGAAGATTGCTTGCAACCGCGTCCCATGTCTTAAACGCCTCGACAGGGACCACGTATTCGGCCAGGACTTTTTGCCCTAGCTTCGACGGCTCGATATTGGCATTGCCTGCGACGTCGTTATTCGTCAGTGATCGATCGGGAATTTGCAGAATGACGTTTTGAATAGTGCTCATTTTTTTGGCCTTATGGTAGAAGTCCTAGTGCGTTGTAGCTGAGTGGTTCATATAGCTTTTTTTCCTGCCAAAACGCGGTTTGCTGCGCCGGAGGATCTACGTCAGGTAGCTGGAATCCTTGTTCGTCAAGTAGCACCGGCTTGGCTGTTGGTTCGCCTGCCCTGGTTGCTCGGACTACTTCCGTTTTTGGATCGCCGTTCGGCAATGGTGGAGCACCCGGGATGATTACCCGCTTATAAAAGCCTTCATGGCGCGATCGTGAATACCAAGCCTTTTCCGGTGTTGTTCGGTAAGGGTAGCGGAACTGAATTACCGCCGTAACTTGATAATAGCCGCCGAAGGGAGTTTCAGGGGAAGCAACCGCCTTGGCTCGGAGTTTTTGCATTTTGGCCGTACCCGCTGGCCACTGGAGAAAAGTATCGGAGTTGACCGAATGACGGTATCGCCCTTGAACGTAGCTCGAGAAGGTCAGCATGTTTTTTTGAATCGTAACGGTTTGATCGGCGAACTTACGCCGAATGCCGTTGACGGGTTCGCCGTTGGCTGTCACTAAAGGATTGCCGTCAAAATCCTCATCGATTTCTAGCTCCTCTTCTACGTCATCAAAATCGATAATCGCAGGGGCTAGCAATGGGCTTTGTACGCCGTTGTTTTGGTTGCCTTGTGGCCCGCCGGATCCGAAGGATACTTCGCCCTCATAGGGTACTGTGACGATCCAATAAACCGGGCTCTGCCTCTTCGGGCTTGCCTGGACTGCGAATACAAAATCAAAGCCATTGCCGAACGATGATCCAGCCGCAGGGATTCCAGGGGCTTGCAAAACGTCGTTTAAGGTTGCGTCGGGGGTTGTAAATACTTGGTAGACCTTTTGCAATCGCGCATCGGCCCGCCGGAAGTTGTCGGTAATGGAGATATCGCCTCCGAGACCGCTCCACATAAGATCAACGCTGTAGATTTTATCGTTGAGCATCTAGCGGATCTCCTGTAGCTGGAATTGTTCCTTCGGGGCTTCCGTTGGGCTCTTTAGCGTTCCGTCAATGCTCGAGAGTAGCTTGCTAGCCTCCGCCGTGTTTTTGACTAGCTTATCGATTGGGCTATCCGTCTGGCCTCGTACAAGCACCCGCGATTCAAAGGCTGTTAGTGATCGGATCTGATCCTGTAACGCACTGGCCGCCCCGGCCCTTGGTTTTAGGTCGATGCCAATTTCTAGCTTCATCGCGTCCTGCAATGCCGCTAGCCGCTCTCGGATCTTTTCGTCGAAATCTTCGGTAAGGCTGCCGACCGATTCATCGAGGATTGCTTGCAAGCTTTTTTCTGTTTCGGTTACCACTCTTTCGCCAAAGGCTGGCATTTCCTTTAGGACATCCTCGAAGGTAAACCGCCCTGATAGGAGCTTTGCGTATGCGTCAACAAACCAATTCGCCCTAGCCAGCAAGCCGTCGAACACGAACACTACGTCGTTGTAGATTTTGTTCGCCGAAAGCAGTACCGACGCCGAAATAACCTCAAGAACATCCTCGAACCTGAACACCGCGATCTCTGCCGCTGTAAATCCGGTCACGAAAGCCTCGGCAATTGTCTGGCTTACGCCTTGCATCGTGTTTGCTAGGTCTCTGCCATGCTGAGCAAAATCATCCATCGCCGGAATCATCGAGCTTTGAATAAACTCAAAGGCAACCGCAAAGCCTCGATAGACAACATCTCGAACCGGGGCAAGCAAAGCCCCGAAAGCCTCGTAAAGATTGTGCGCCGCCACCTTTAGCGCGTCACTTGCTTCGGTTGCGTGCTTTGCCGACTCAGCCTTATTCAACAGCCCCTTGGTGGCCAGTTCACTGACCGCCGCAAGCCGTTCTTCTGCTGTGGCTAGTTCGTTGATGTTTGGGATAAGCCCCTCGAACGCTGCAAAGTTCCCTTTAACCGCGTCTTCGGCCATTCTCATGCCAGAGGATAGGTCTCGATCGAATACTCGCGATAAACCTAAAGCCGCTTTCGCTAAGTCGTCTACTTGCTCAGTGGTTTCGCCGCGCCGCAATGCTTGAGCCATTTGGTCTTGAATGCGTCCCGAATCGACGTTGGTCAGTCGCTCAAGGCTATTGGCAACCTTGACCATTTCATCCGATGCCGCCTTGCCTGCCCCTGGGATTAGAGCGACAGTCTCGGCAAGTTTGATCGATGAGCGGTTAAGGTCATCGAACGCTGCGACCGAAGACGATGCAAAGCCCACAATGGCCCGCCCCGCTTCGACGATTCCAATCACCGCTGCCGTCACGCCTGCCAATTGAGCTAGGCCACGGATCGAAAATTCGACTTGCTGAGCCGTTTGCGTCACTTCGGTCGAGAACTGACGCAACACCGCCGAAGCTTCGTTTTTTGCTCCAAGTGTCACTTCCACGTCAGCCATTTTTCCGCCTTTGTTCTTCGATTCGGTTTACGTCTGCTTCGAGTGCATTTTGCACCGAAACAAACCAAGCGTCTTGATCGTAAATCCCGCCTGCCTCTGGCAAGACCCCTTTCGAGACCCAAGCCGCAAGGTTAGCCGCTGTACTGACTCGATGCCCTACGTAATCCTTTGGGCAATCGACAATCTCAAAATAACCTCGACCATCGCAAGCATCGCACCCAGATTCGTCGCAATCTGGACAGGCTAGCATCAACGGGAGGTCGTTGCTTGGCTTGTTGTTGCATTGATTTCGAGTGCAAGACTTGCATAGTTCGCCGCATCGGATGAATGCGGCTGTCCTTATTTTTTTTTATCACCTTCGCTAGCCGAGTTGCCGCGCAGGCAACAACTGACAAGCTTCACCGCGTCGGCAACTTCGATTTCTTCGTCCCAATCGCTTATGGGCTTGTCGAGACTCCAACCGGCCAAGCAAATCGAGACGGCTTCGCGGATTGCTGCCATCTGCTTCTTTGGCTCAGTCGATTCCCTGAAATCGCTGATAAGCCCCAAGACCTGTTCGGTCTTTCGGAACTTGAGGCGATTCAAGGTAAACTCAATATCACACCCGTCGATTTTGTCTGTGAATGTACTAGGCTGCATGGTTGAAAGCGATTGAAAATTCTTGGTCCGAAGCGTCTACGTTCTTGTTTGCTTGCCATTCGAGTTGATCGGTCATAATACCGTTTCGCTCGCCCATTGGCTTGGCTACTAGCTGGGCCTTGGGGACTGTAAAGACAAGCGTTGAGGTCGTTGGCCCTGCGATGGTAAACGAAAGGCTAGCCTCTGTCCCGTCGCGGAATTGGCTGTATCGGTTTTGAGTGGCAATCAACTTGGATTCAGGATTGCCAGTAATTCGCGGATTGCGATCCGTGACAACAAAGCTATCGACCCCTGCCGCCGAGGTTGAGCATTCCCGGGCGGTAATCACGTTGCCTAGATCGATCGTTGCCGATTCAAGGCAAATGTTCGTCGACGCCCAAGACGTTGCACCGCCTGCAACGCGAAGCGGTAGCGTGTTGACGTAGTTGATCGAACTTGGAATCGCCGCGTCTGCTTCGTCGTCGTAGACGCCTTGGAAGTCGAATTCAACCCGGCCCATTCTCCCAGTCGGCAGAATGAATCGAGCATTGCCGACCGCCCCGTAAATACGCCGCCGGACCCCATCGAAGAACCCCGCAATTGTGAGGGTCTTTACGCTGCTGCCCGATGCCGGAACTTCGGTTTTTGGGAAGTAGGTTGCCGTCGAGAGAACCACACCGCAAGCCGGGAGGAAAGTGCTGGCCCATGCCGGGACTGCCGAACCATCATAGGCCAAGTCGACCGAGAATGTAGCCCTGCCGATTCTGGCCCCTGGAACGGACGACAAGCGACCGAAACCGCCTTGCCCTTGTCGCTCCTCAAAAGGAAATTCGGGGTTAATCGTAAGGTCATAAGCATTGACCGTGCAATCCGCTGCCGCGATGGTTTCGGCTGTCCCTACGGTCGATTCGATCTTAGCACCCAAAACGGTCTTTTTTCTAAGTAACATATTTGTCCCTTCCGAGTATGTCGTTTGCGTCCTGTTTGGCTTCTTTGAGCTTGCGGGTCATTATCGATTTAGCTTGAGCCGCCCCGCGATCAAAAGCATCTTTGACGCCCTCGATCTTGGTTGCTTGCAAGTCTCTTAGTTTCTGGATTGGGAATCGAGCCCGCCCGAGTCGCTTGTAAATGTTTTTGCCGAGCTTCGGAATCTTCGGCCCGAAAGCCCCATCGAATACCATCGCCGGGGTGCCTCGAACGAATTCAATCTCGACGCCTTCGACGGTTTGGCGTGCTTTGAATGCCCGAAGCGGTACGGTAAACGTGTCGTCGATTTTCAGAATCGATTCCTTGGCCAGTACGTTGTCGATTAGCTTTTCGTCGACGCAAAAGGCCCTCAATTCCTCGGCCCGCTCGACGGCCATTGCTGTCTGTATTTCGCGTTCGGTTCGCCGCCTTGTTTCCTTGGTGGCTTCCTCGATGCGATTGCTAAAAGCTTTCTCTAGTCCGTCGGCGTAGTTGATTACCCGCTCGGCTGCTAGCTTCGATTTTTCTTCGTGTGCCTGGATGTCGATTATCATCGCCTCACCGTCGGATCGTCTTCATCGACTCGATAGGTCACAATCAACTGCATGTTTGCCCCGTCGATACCGCCGTCGGATGTAAAGTTAATCTTGGTCCCGAAGGTAGCAAACAAAGCGTTGCCGTCGAACGTGTGCCAAGAGCTAGCCGGGGTGCAAATGCACTTGCGGACATCTGACCCGAATTGATTTAGTAGCGTGTCGATTGCGTCTTGGCTTCGCTCCGAAGGCATCAAAACCAGCCGGATATTGAACTGCTGAGCCAGTGCCACCGCCGGAGGATTGCCCGGGCAGGAAAGCTCGGGAACCTCATTCTGGACTCCCTGAGTTATGATGATTTGGCGATCTATCGGCGTGTAGTTGGCAAATCGAGTAGGCCGCTTGACTTCTTGAACATCGGTTGGGTACGTAGTCGAATCGCCAACCATAGCGGATAGCCTGGTTTCTAATTCGACCGCGATTAACTCGATGATTGCTAGCGACACTCTAAAACCAACATCCCTTCATCATGCTCAACAAGCCGAACAATAGACCGCCGCTCCGCTGGTTCGCCAACTCGGGGAGATAGTCCAATTTGATCCCCGCCGAGGTCTAATTCATCGCTTGCAATACCTTCGGCCTCATCGTTCGGAGCCCTGACCCTGAAAAGCGGAGTTACTAGGTCAGAGGCTTCCGGTAGCTGCAAAGAATCCTCTCGCTCAACTACCGCGTTGATCTTCCTTGACCGACCGTTTCTTTTGTAGTAAACGACCGATTCGGCGAAGTCTTGCGGGTTGGCGAAAACCTTCTTGGCATCCTCGATGATGGTATCGTGAAGGCTCACGGATTAGACCCGCTTGCCATCGATTTCGATGTAATCCATCTCGAAAACGTCGGCGTTCGTGTTTGCCGCTTTTTGGAGCTGAACAATCGGCTGAAGGCCTGCCGTGTAACCCGACATATCGAAGGTCGTCGAGGCTGCGACTCGTTGGCCGTCAATGTAGAACTTTACGTCCTGCTTGCCGCCCGTGAAGTCGATGACGAATTCCTTGTAAGTCGTACCAAGGGTCACGCCCGTCGAAACGTCGTTATTGTCTCGTACCGCGTCATCGGTCTCTACATAAACAAGCGTCGTGCTGTTGGCCCCTTCCATGCGGAACCAAGCGTTAGCCGCTACGTCGTCGGCGGTATCGTTTCGAGCCGAGCCCAATCCGAATACCAGGATGGATCCGCTCGTAAAGGTC